CGCCGGACAAACCAGCAGCAACAGACGATGTCACCGTCACGCTGCTTAAGCCGGTACAGGCGCACGGCGAGACGCTGAAGGAGCTGAAGTTTCGCGAGCCGACAGGCAGCGACCTGATGACGATCGAAAAGGGCTGGCCTGTCCATATCGATTGGCAGAGCGGGCAAGTCACACCAAACCCGGCAGTGATGGGCCAGATCATGACGGTGCTGGCAGCGGTGCCGCCGTCAACGATCGCGAAGTTGACGGGGAAGGACTTCACGAACTGCGCCCACGCACTCGCGGGTTTTTTCGTGCCAGACGGTCAGGCGATCAAATCCTGAATTGCTACCGTCTGGCGAAATTCTACTCGCGGTCTCCGGCTGAGTTTCTGGTGCTGCCAGTTAGCCAAGTCGAGAAGCACATGGCGTGGACCGACACATTGCTTGAGGTCGCTGAAATGCAGCGGCCACGGGAAACGAAGTAGATGGCCAATGACGATGTCCTGAGGCTTCGCGCAACAGTCGTCTCCGAAGAGGCGCTGGCGAACATTCGTGCCATCGGTCGGGAAATCGGGCTGATGCCGCAGCGGGCGCGGCCCGGCATCAACCAGCTCAACACGCAGTTCGGGCAGCTCAGCGCGACCGTCAAGAACCTGGGCGCGGAAATCACCCGCATGGTGCCGTCACTGGGCGGCTTCGGCATCGGCGCGGCTGGTGCCGGGATCGCCGCTGCGGCGCTGATCCGAACGCTGACCAACATCAGCGGCAAGATTGTCGAGCTGCGCTACGCCAGCAAAGAACTCGGCATGAGCGAGCGCGACCTGCGCGCGTGGAGCCTCGCGGCGGACAAGGCAGGCATCGCCCCGCAGGCGATGATGCAGGGCCTGAAGAGCTTCAAGACCACAACTGAAGAATTCAAGTACAACATCGGCGGCGTGCGCGATGAGCTGATCGCGCTGGGCGCGGGTCCGGTCGTGCAGCGGATCATGGCGGCGACGAACCAGACCAACAAGCTGAAGGAGGCATTCGACTTCAAGGAAGCGCTGATGCGGGCTGACCCGTCAGGCTTCAAGGCGCGCAAGTTCACCGAGATGATCGGACTGGGCGCGGACGCAGCGCGGCTGAAGTGGGAAGAGTTCAGCGATGCGCTCGCCAAGACAAAGCCGCTGTCGAAAGAAGACGAGGAGCGCGCGAAAAAATTCCATGACGCGATGATCGATTTGGGCAACGCATGGGATCAGCTCGTGCAGCGCACGGCGATCAAGCTGTTCCCGGCGCTGGGTCAGGACATCAAGGATGTTCAGGGCATCATCACCCTGTTCGAAAAACTCGACGGCATTCTGGACAAGTGGCTGCCCGGCAACTCCGGCGGCAACCTGATGGGGCGCATGACCGCGCCATTCGTCCCGGGCGCAGGCCCAAGCCAGTCGCTGTTCCCGCGCTCCCCAAACCTCAACCCGCGCAGCGGCTACAAGCCGACCTCGTTCGGTGACGGCTTTGGCGGCGGCGAGACGAGCGAGTTTTCCAAGGCCGTCAAGGTCGGCGTGTTCGAGGCGCTGGTCGAGTTCAAGAGCTTTGTCGAGGGCGGTGGCAGCGGTGCCGGTGGCGGCAGCGGCTTCACGCCCGCGTCGTTCGGCGGCAGTACAGGCGCGGCGGGCGGCGGTGGCGTCGGCGGCGGTCGCGGCGGCGGACCGGCGGCGTTCGGCGGTGCTGGTTACACGAACCTTGGCAGTGATGGTCAGGGCAGCGCAAGAAGCCCCAGCGTCGGCGGCGTACCAAACGCATCAGGAGACGCATCGAGCAAGTCGGCACCAAGCTCTGCGGAGGTCGCGGAAGCAAACAAAAATCTGACTGGCGTTGGCGGCTACAACTTCATGGGCAGCGCCCGCGCGCGTGGGATGGGGATGGATGTCACGCCGGGGAGTGCCGAAGCGCAGATGAAGTTTGCGACTGGCATTCCGAAGGGGCAAGGCCCGCAGACGCTCACGGCGAACAAGTACGCTGGCCCTGACATGGCTAACTTCCTGCGGGAGCTTCATGAGAGCGGAGCGCCACTCAGTGATTTCAGCGGCGTCTATGCCAACAGAGGGAAGCGCGGTGGTGGCGGCGCATCACAGCACGCCTATGGCAACGCACTTGACATTGAGCGCGGCTTCGGGAGCGGCCCAAACAACAGCCCGGCCCTCTATGCGTGGGCACAGAAGAACCCGGAGAAGTTCAAGGAGCTTCAGGCCAAGTATCATCTGCGCAATCTGGACAAATCGTCGGGCGCGAGCATGCACGACTGGGGTCACTTCGAGTGGACGCCGGACGGCAAAAAGAACCCGGAAGCAGCAACGGCGAATGCGGGACCGACCGGTGGCGGCGGCAGCGCGGCGGATCGCAAGACCGTCAAGGGCTCGTGGTTTGGTAGCGGACCCGGCTGGAACGATCCATCGGAACCAGCGGGCCGCAAGACAGCGTCGGGGCAATCAAACCAAATTCCGGGCATCGCCCTGCCCGATCGCTCCGGTCTGGGCAAGACGTTCGAGGTGACGACGCCGGACGGGCGCAAGTTCATGTTGCCGCAAACCGATGTCGGCCCGCATCCGCGCACCGGGCGTGGCATCGACATCACGTCCTCTGCGGCAACGCAGATGGGTTACAACGCCAAGACTTTTCCGACCGACAAGGGCTTCAGCTATCGCCGCGTTGACGAAGCGATCGGCAACTCTGCGGCTGGCGGACAGAAGGTCGAGGGCAACGTCAATCTCACCGTGAACTCGAACGGCACGGCAGCCAAGACCAGCGCTGACGCCGATGGGCTTTGGCAGAAGACGACGATCCAGAACTACAAGCAGATGCAGCCGACCGAGAAGCCTGCTTGGGGAGCAACGGGCTGATGGTGGCGATCCGAGACCTTCACAATCCGTGGCGCGACAAGTATCAGCGCGCGAAATTTCGCAAGGCGATCTTCTATGTCGATACCGACATTCGCGCGGGCGGGCGGCGCGTGGCGTTGCATCAGTATCCGAAACGCAACGTGCCTTATGCCGAAGACATGGGCCGCACCGCGAACGCCTACAGCGTGCAGGGTTATCTGATCGCGCTCGATGGCACCTATCTCGACCTGAAGAACCAACTGATCGACGCGCTGGAGCAAGATGGTCCCGGCATGCTGCGGCTGCCGCTGCCGTACCAGATGAGCGACGTGCAGGTGATGGTGCAATCGTATTCGATCACCGAGAGCCGCGAGAAAGGCGGCATGTGCGCGGTCGAGATGACGTTCGTTGAGTACGGCGACCCGACCTATCGATCGACGGTCTCGACGCCAGCGCAAATCGAGCAGTCGGCGGCGAAGGTCGAGAGCAGCGTGATGGGACTGCCGACGCCGGATACCGTGCAGCAAACCAAGCCTTACACCGATGTCTACAAGAGCGCGGGCGTCACCAACGTCGTTACAAATCTGCAGTGAGCCGAGATGAACGCAGACGAAGCAAATGAAGTCTTGGGCATCGTGCAGCGGATCGGGCCTGTCATGCTGTCGGCTGCCGTCAACCCGTCCGGCACGATCGGCGCGGCGTTGCGCCGGGCGGTCGGCATGATGATCGCTGATCAGAACATGATCAACCTGCCGACCTTTGCCTTCGCATTCGGCGTCTGCACTGATCTGGCCCGCTGCTGCAACGCCACGCTGGTGACGATGGACCGCGTGCGCAAAGCGGCGCTGGCGGAGACGCCGGTCAGCTTTTCCGCGATCCAGACCGTCCTGGCGATCGTGCGCATCACGCTGACAATGGAAGCCCGCATCATCGCCTATATGCAGTTCCGGTCAGGCGATGAAGTCGATGCGGTGGCGCTCGCCATCAACGATGCATTTTCCCAGACTGAAGAGATTGCATCCGACGATCTGGACAGTGGCACCTACATGACGCTGATCCGCCTGCACGGCGATGTGGTCAAGCATCTGGCCGATCGCGCCCGCAAATTGCCGCTGGTCGTCAGCTATCAGTATCAGGCGGTGATGCCCGCGCTGCGGATGGCGCAGCGAGCCTATGGCGATCCGACCCGCTTCAAGGAATTGATTGACGAAAACAACGTCGTCCATCCAGCGTTCATGCCCCTTGAGGGCAAGATGTTGGCGGTGTGACCATGGCAGACACCATCGAACTTCCTCCTCGCCGCGTCGTCATCACCGGAGGCACGACCGAGCCGCCGCCAGCTCAGCCGCCGTCCGATCCTGCGGTGCGTCCACGCTTCGGCTCGAAGGAAGTCGTGACGCTGGAAGTGCGCGGCACGCTGTTTACCAACTGGACCACCGTGCGCGTCGAGCAGAAGGTCACCGAGTGGTTTCCGACGTTCCAGTTCGAATGCACGGAAGAAAGCCCGATGCCGCTGGCGTACAGCGCTTTGCAGTTCGTGCCGGGCGATGTCGTCCGCGTCTATGTCGGCGGCGTGCCCGCCGTGCTGGGCTACATCACCGAACGGCATGTCGGCTATGACGCGAAGAACCACGGCATCAAGCTGATCGGCGTCGGCAAGACCTTCGACCTGACGAATTCCTGCGTGCCGCTGGAGAAGTTGAACGGGCATGACGGCGAGACGTGGACGCAGCTAGCCAATAGCATCTCTGCACATCTCGGCATCAACGTGAAGCAGGTCGGCGCGGTCGATAACAAGCCGTTCGACCAAATCCAGATCAACCCCGGCGACACAATCCAGAGCGTGCTGGAGCGCTACGCCAAGCCGCGCAACATCATCATCGGCTCAGATCCCTACGGGTCATTGCTGGCACTCGGAGAGAACCAGCAAATCTCGACCGGCGATCTAGTCGAGGGGATCAACATCCTGCGCGCCAACGCGGTGGTGCGTGACCAGAACGTCTACAAGAAACTCTTCGCGGTCGGTCAAGGTGCTGGCAGCGACCAGAAGAACGGCGATCAGGTCAACAAGCAGGTGGCGTTCCTGTCCGGCACCAGCACGCGCAACCGCATCCTCGTGGTGGTGAACGACATCGCGGAGCAGGACACGCACGGCCTGCAACGCCGCGTCAAGATCGAGCATGAGTTCACCGAGGGCAGCAAGATCGAGGCGCAGATCACCGTGCAGGGCTGGTTCAAGAACGAGAACACCAGCAACGACGTTTGGAAGGCCGGTGAATACTACTACGTCCGGTCTCCCAGCCTGATCCTCGACGACATCCTGGGCTGCGCGGTCTGCGCCTATGAGCAGACCGATGCCGGAAGCACCACGACGCTGACGATGGTCCGACCGCAACACATGAACGGCCAGCTCAATTTCCGCGACGGTGAGCAAGCGGTCTCTTCCGCCGAACAGCTTAACCGCAGTGTACCAAACGACTTGTGAGAACACGGGGATGAACCGAAACAGCCTGCTCGAAATGTCTGGCCGCGTGATGCACCAGCTTGTTCGCATGACGCTGAACAAGGGCAACGACAACCCGATGATGCAGGAGCTGAATTTTGACGGCATGAATTCCGATGGACGCAACTTTGTCGAGCGCGTTCAAGCCTTCGGGATGTCAACCGTCCCGCTGCCGCGCGACGAACAGAAGGGCGGCGCGCAGGGCGGCGGTGGCGGGACCGGCGGCGGCGTCGGCGGGGACGGCGAGCAGGCGAAGGGACCGGCGGCGGAGGGCATCGCGGCCTTTATCGGCGGCCAGCGCAATCATCCGGTGGTGATCGCGATTGATGACCGCAGGCACCGCCCGTTGGGAATGAAGCCCGGCGAGAGCTTCCAGTACGACCATCAGGGACAGGGCACGCTGGTCCGCTTGGGCGCGACCTACCTCCTGTCGCTGGACGATGACGGAAACGGGCAGGCACCCGGTGGCAAGATGCTGCGCGACGCCGAAGGTCGCGAGACCGGCCAGAGCGAGAAGCAGGAGCGCTTCGCCTCGTTGCGCCATGTGGTGAAGAAGAAGCAGGACCGAAAGAAGGGCGGCGGCACACCAGCGGGCAATCTCAGGACATGGGCCGATGCCGGTCACGACATCAGCAAGTTCACTGCCGAAGAGCGTGCGCAGGCTGAGCGTGCGCCGAACCACGAAGACTACAAGCACGAGGGTGACAGCGTGAACACCGAAGTGCGCACGACTGCGAAGCGCATCGAGTTTCGCAGCGGTGACGATGTCGTCGGCTATTACGACAAGGGCGCAAAGAAGTGGGTCTTTGTCGGTGAGATACGTCTGGGCAAGGAGGATGCGAGCCATCCCATCTACGGCGTAAATGGCGGCGCTGGCATGACCACCAAGACAAGCGGCGACGGCGCGGTGCTGGTAGACGCGCCGCAGCCGGGGCCGCCGACATCGCTGGACGGTCAGCCTTTCGAGGCGCGCGATGCGGAGATTGCTGCGCTCAAGGAAAGAGTTGCTGCGCTTGAAGCGAGGATCAGCAATGGGCGGTGACATTCGTTTTCTTCAGCAACTCGACTTCCCCGCCTATGCGGTCGAACTCGATTGGCTGATGACCGACCAGAACCTGATCGCGGACGGTTACGATCTGCAATCCGCTGTGATCGTCGCGCTTGGCAGCGATGCACTCGCACCGCCGGATGAGGCGTTGCCCGATCCGGACGCCACCGATCGCCGCGGATGGTGGGGCGACATTGACGCCGATCTGATTTGGGAAGGCTGGCCACTCGGTTGCCTGTTGTGGCTCATGGCGCGCGAGAAGCTGACCGGCCCCCTCGCCCGTGATGGCAGCACGCTGTCGCGCGCAGAGGGCTGGACCCGCGATGCAATGCGACCGTTCGTGCAGCACCTGATCGCATCCCGCATTGATGTTCTGCCGGAGCAGCTTGGCACCGACCGCATCGACATCGGCGTCATGATCTATCGCGGACCAGCGGCGGCGATCGAGCTTCGCTACGCCGACCTCTGGAACGATCTGAAGGAGGGCCGATAGATGCCGTGGACGACGCCGACGCTTCGCGACACCCGCCGGTTAACGCGCGACTACGTGCTGTCCCAGCTCGGCGCGAAGGCGATGATCCCGAACAGCGTGCTCCGCATCATGTCGGACGCGATGTCGGGGCTGGCCAACCTGACCCTGCTCTATATCGACTGGCTGTCGAAGCAGTTCTTGCCGGACACTGCAGAGCAGGTCTGGCTCGATCGGCACGGGGAAATCTGGCTCAAGAACCTCGACGGATCGTCTGGCCGCAAGGGCGCGACCTATGCCCATGGCGAGATTGAATTCGCTGGCGATGCCGCGACCATCATTCCGATCGGAACGCTGCTGACCGGCGCGAACAATATCCAGTACCAGACCGTCACAGCGGGCGAGATAGGCTCAGCCGGGCTCGGAAACTCAAACGCCGTCTCGCTCTCGCCGGGCGCTGTCAGCAACCTGCCGGACGGCGACACGGTGATGGTCTCGCCGCCCCTGCCCGGCGTCGTGAGCGCAACGCTCCAGGGCGACATGACCGGCGGGGCTGATACCGAAACCGATGATCAGTTGCGCGAGCGCATTCTGTTTCGCATTCAGCAGCCTCCGATGGGCGGCGACGCCAACGATTATGTCGCATGGGCACTGTCGGTCCCTGGCGTCACTCGGGCATGGGCGGCAAGCGAGATGGGAGTTGGCACCATCACCGTGCGCTTCATGATGGATGACCTTCGCGCCGATCAAGGCGGCTTCCCCAACGGCGACGATGTGCTGATGGTCGAAGCCTACATCAACAGCGTCCGCCCGGTCGCGATCAAGGACATCTGGGTCCTGGCACCGGTGCCGGAGCCGATCGATTTCACTATCAAGAGCATGATCAACGACACCGAGACCAACCGCGCCGAAGTCGAGACCAGCGTCAAGGAGATGCTGCGGCAGCGCGCGGCACCAGCACATGCGATCAACGGGCGAACGGTGCCAGGCACGACGATCTATGCCGCCTGGGTCTCTGAGGCGATCATTGAGTGCGTTGGGATCAACAGCTTCACGCTGATCATGGATGACCATCCGATGCCTTACAACGGCTCGCTGGGTGTCCTGGGTACGGTGCTCTATGAGCGATAAGCACGTCAGACGCAGTGGCGACGACTACAGCGTGGCGATGCACGCGCTGCTGCCTCAGGGGCAAGCGTGGCCGCGAGACAGTGAAAGCGCTCTCGGCAAGACCGTGCGCGGTCTCTGCCAGATATGGGGCTTTGTCGACGGCAGAGCGGCTGACCTCTTGGAGATTGAGACCGACCCGCGCGCCACGACCGAAATGCTTTTGGACTGGGAGCGCAACTGGGGCTTGCCCGATCCGTGCCTGCCGCATCCGCCAACCGACGAACAAGCTCGCCGCGAGGAGCTGGTGTTCAAGATGACGCTGCTCGGGCGGCAGGACCGGCAGTTCTTCATCGACTACGCGGACAGGCTTGGCGAGGTGATCACCATTCGCGAATACGCGCCGTATATGTGCGGCGTCTCGCGCGTCGGCGACACGCGCCGCCCGCCCAACCCTCCCGACGATCCCGGCGATCCATACTTCCGCTGGCAGCTTGGCCGACCGGAGATGCGGTTTTACTGGACCGTCGAGCTTGAGCGCGTGG